GACCTGCCTATTTTCCCCTTCGCTGTTATGAAAGGCCCCGAGGTCCGGATGCACACCCAGACCAAGTGGGTCGATAAGAAACCCGTTGTGCAGTCAATCCCGAAGATGTTCTGGAAGCGCGTGTCACCATTTGACATGTACTGGTCGCCGGGCGCAGGTTCGGTGCCTCAAGCTGAGTTCATCGAGCGCATCAAACTTACCCGGAAAGAACTTGCGCAGGTCAGGAAGCTACCCGGCTACAACGCCGAGGCCATCGATAAAGTGCTGGAAATGGCGTATGTCGATGGGCTTCAGGAGTGGTGGGACACAATCGATTCAGCTCGGGCAGAACTTGAGGACCGTGAGCGCTGGGCGCGCACTGCTACCTCCCTGATCGACACCGCCGAGTTTACTGGACACATATCAGGAAAGCTTCTCCTACAGTGGGGCAAGACTCCCGAGGAAGTTCCTGACGAGCATGAGGAGTACTTCGTTACCGCATGGCTGATCGACCGCCACGTGATCAAGGTTCAGATGAACCCGGCGACGAACCAACGCGCTCCTTACTACATCACTGCCTTCGAGCAAATCCCCGGCGCCTTGATTGGTTACGGTCTGCCAGACTTGCTTGAGGACGTTCAGACAATCTGTAATGCCGCCGCACGTGCGATGGTGAATAACGCTTCAATCGCATCCGGCCCGCAGGTCGTAATTAACGACATGGTGTTGCAGCCGGGCGAGACAGACGACATGTATCCGTGGAAGCGCTGGCACGTTAACTTCGATCCAGCACTTTCGTCAGCCAGTGCGAAACCGATTGAGTTCTTCCAGCCAGATATGAACGCTACTGAGCTACTCGGTGTATATAAAGAGTGGTCGATCATGGGCGACGAGATCAGCGCGATCCCGCGCTACATGACCGGCAGCGAGAAAGTCGGCGGCGCTGGCCGAACTGCATCAGGGCTAGCGATGCTTATGGGCAACGCTTCGAAGACTCTCCAGAATGTTGCGGCCAGCATTGACCGCGATGTGATTGGCCCGATCCTGCACCAGCTGTTTGACATGATCATGCTTACGAAGCCCGGCGTGTTCCGTGGTGACGAGTGTATTGTTGTGAAGGGCGTCAACCACGCCGTCAAGCGTGAGCAGGATCGTATGAGGCAGCTTGAGTTCTTGCAGCTCACAGCGAACCCGATTGATATGGCGATCGTTGGACCAGAAGGACGCGCCAATATCCTTCGCAGCGTCGCACAGAATCTAGGTCTGGAACACGAGCGCACCGTCCCAGATGACGAGGAAATCCGCGCAAATTTGCAGCAGCAAGCTATCGCCACTGCCCAAGGCACAGCCACACCACCCGCACAGGGCGGTGACCCCAGCCAAACCCCTGCCCCAAAAGAGCAGCGGGCACCGCCCGAGGAAGCGCGTCGGGAGATTGAAGCGGACTTCACAGGCGTGACTGGCAGGCCGGGGATGAGAGCCGGTGGTTGACTGGGCTAAAACAGGCGGGTAAACTCACCTTGAATTTCCCCCATACGTATGAGGAGTAGGAAATGAGCAACAGCAAGTTTTATAACCCCAACCCGAGTGAAGGTTACAGCCAAGTCGGCGGCGAGTCTCACAAGCCTCTAAGCCCCAGCAAGTTCTGTGGCCCGACGAAGGGCAACAAGGACCTGCCAATCAACCGCACCGATGGCGTCAAGTCTGGTGTTGGTGACCCGCAGGGCGCTGGCGGCGCGTAATGACTACAGCACGCCAACCGGAACGCAAGCAGTTTCGTGTATCCGGTCTTGATGGTCTCAAGGACCTGAAGGTTGCTCACCTTTCTGCGGATCAACGCGAGCGAGGTGAATCCTCGAAGGATGGACAATACCTCGCTGCAAAGGACGAGGAATCGTTCGACGATGAAAAGGCCCAGAAGAAGCGTTACGGCCTTTAATGAAGCTAACTGAACAATCAGCGCAAGCCCTTACGAATCTCCGAGGACATCCGGACTTCGTAGTTTTTTTACAGTGGCTAGTGGAAAACCGAAATAAGTTCTCGGACGAATGTTGCACGTTTCCACCTGAGACGGTCCAACGATCTCAAGGTAAGGTAGAAGTTGTAGACGGCATTTTCCGGGCGGTTAAAGAGGCTCCGCAGGTCACAGAAAAATTTAAGAAATAACTATGAGGAATACGCCATGAGTGCGCTCCCGAAGCAAGTGCAAGACCAGATCGATGAGGCAAACAAACTTGTCGAGATCATCAACAAGCCCGTCGAATTGAACGAGGACGGGACCCCCAAACTGGACGACAAAGGGAATTTTATCCCAATCGAGCCGCCCGCCGAGCCGGTCGTTGAACCGGTCGTTGAACCGGTCGTTGAACCGGTCGCTGTCGAGCCAGCCGCCGAGCCGGTCGTTGTTCCGGTGGAAGACGAGACCATGGAGCACAAATACAAGGTCTTGCAGGGCAAGTACAACGCGGAAGTCCCGAAGTTAAGTAAGGACCTCAAAGAAAGCAATGCTCAAATTCTGGAGATGCGGCAGCGGGTGAATAACACCGAAAGCCTGCTCGCAACTATGTCCGCAGTCGCCGCGCCTGCTCCCGCCGCTCCCGCCGCTCCCGCCGCTCCTCTTGTGACTGACGATGAAATTGAGCGGTTTGGACCTGATTTAATCGACCTGATCGGACGAGTTGCGGAGGAAAAAGTCCTGCCGCAAGTGGATGCGCGTATTAAGCCGATTGATGGTCGTTTTGACACGATCGAAGAAAGTGCTTCCCATGACGCAAGAACTCTGGCAGAATCAGAACGTGCCAAAGTTTTTGCCGCCCTTGTTGAAGCGGTTCCTGAATGGGAAACGCAAAATGAGGACAAGGCTTTCCTGCAATGGCTGAACGAAAATGATGTTTTTGCAGGGGTTCCGAGAGGAGCACTTTTGACACAAGCTTATCGAGCGAACGATGCCACAAGGGTGATCGCGTTCTTTAAGAGTTTTCAGACAGAAAACGCAGTCGTAGCACCAGAGAGTGAAGTTACTCCTCCAGCACCACCGGAGGAACCACAGCAAGCTCTCGAACAGTTAGTGGCCCCCGGCACGCCGAAAACCGGGACGACAGGCGCTCCAGATGAAAGCGGTAAGCGCATATGGACACGCGCAGATATCTCTGCCTTTTACGCGCAGAAAAACGAGTTCATTACCCGAGGGGTAGAAATCCCGGAGGTGTACGAAAAGTATGAGCAGGACTTGTTTGCAGCCCAAAAAGAAGGCCGAGTTCGTCCTTAACCGTTAGCTAGTCGCTTGCACTACCATGGAGCCTCTAGTTAGGAGCAAGCCATCATGGCATTTCCACTCGCTGGACCGTGGTCTGGAGCAACACCGTCACCCGCATACGCGGGGGTGTTTATCCCTGAAATTTGGAGCGGTAAGCTCGTAGAGAAATTCTACAAAGCGACCGTTCTTGGCGCTATTGCCAACACCGATTACGAAGGCGAAATCAAGAACAAGGGCGATTCAGTTCAGATTCGTTCCCGTCCTGATGTCTCGATCGCTACGTACTCGGCTGAAATGGACTTGGTTGTTACCCGTCCGTCCGTTGCCAAGCAGACTTTGCTTATCGACGAAGGCCGGTACTTCAATCTGGCCCTCGACGACGTGATGGAGATTCAGTCGGATATCGACATGCTCTCTGTCTGGGCAGAAGATGCCGCTGAAGCGATGAAGGTTAATGTTGACAGCTACGTGCTGCTTGACGTTGCCGATGCTACCACAGGCGAAGGCGCAAATATCAACGCGAATAACCGTGGTCTTACAGCCGGAGAAATCTCCGGCGATATCGACATCGGTGTGGAAGCAACGCCGCAGTTCGTGTCTGGTGCAGGCGCCGGTACTTTCGCCGGTGACACCGCTGCCAACGCTGAGAAGATCGTTGATTTCATTATCAACTGTGGTCTTGTCCTCGACGAGCAGAACCTCCCCGAGACAGGCCGGTTCCTTGTGATCCCGGCATGGCTTGCAGCTCGGATTAAGAAGTCCGACCTGAAGGATGCATCGATCGCCGGTGACGGTACATCGATCCAGCGTAATGGCCGACTGGGCATGATCGACAGGTTCACCCTGTATCTGTCCAACTCGCTCATAGCAGACACCGCAAACTCGTTCCCGCTCATCTTCGGCACTACCGCTGGTCTGACCTTTGCCGCTCAGTTCACGAAGCTGGAAACGTTGCGCTCTGAGCGTTCGTTCTCCAACCTGCTCCGTGGCCTGCAAGTTTTTGGCTTCCGAGTCACAAACGGCAGAGCGCTTGGCTTGGCGCATGTCTCAAAAGGCAACGAGGGCTAAACCGCCTCGTGACCTTACGAACCTACCCCGGCTGCATTTCGGTGCAGTCGGGGGTTCCTTAGGAGATGCGTGGTGGCTAAGACATATTCAAACCTTGTTTCGGAGGCTCGTGTTCTTCTTCAAGACACGGATGCTGATCTCAAGCGTTACTCAGACACCAAGCTCATCGATATCCTTAATCGTGGCCTGCAAGACCTTGCACGTATCCGCCCCGATTCAATGTACGACCTCTACGTTAACAATGACCTAATGGTTCCCGAACTTGTGGAGTCCTCTCCGGGTGGGGGTCAAACTGTATGGACTGCCAACTTCGGCCTTGGGATGCAGTTCTATTCGCCGCTGGTATCCTACTTGGTGGGTGTGGCCGAAATCGTGGACGACGAGTATACTGAAGAAGGACGAGCAGCATTCCTGCTTGGTCAGTTCCGGAACTCAGTAGTAGGAATCTAAAATGGCCCACGACGAATTTACAGAGACATTTGATGCGCTGCTTAAGGACACGATCCCGGAGACCCCGGGCATCATTCGGACCTTAGCACTGCGTGAGCTGCGTCTGGCTGCGCGTGAATTCTTCGAGAAGACATTCGCATGGACTACGATCATAAATAACGTGACCGGCCCCGCAGGCAAGGTGGACATTGTTGCCGATGACGAGGAGTCCAACACAAAGGTCATAGCCGTCCTCGGCGTCGCATATGGCCTGACTGCTGCTACTCGTGGTGGGCAATTGGTCCCTATTGGTCAGAAGCCAACTATGGACCAGACAGCTGATGCATCGCCGCAAAAGTTTTTCGTTACGTCAGCGCCAGATCACATCCAGATATTTCCGTACCTCAAGACCGAGAAGACAAATTTCCTCGATCTAACAGTCGCATTGATCCCCAGTTTCTCAGCAACAGCCCTGCCCAGACAGGTGACAGATTTGTATTACGACGCGCTTATAGATGGGTATCTTTCGCGCGTGTACCTGCACCCGAACAAACCATATTCTGCCCCTCGCCTTGCCGGACAGCATAGGACGAAATTCGTCTCTGCAATTGGTTTCTATATGGCGAAAAGGAAGCAAGGGTTTAATAATAGCCAACAGTGGGTATTCCCTGGTGGCTGGCAAGTGAGGAGGCTCGGCGGAAATGGCTGACATCATCTTTCTAAATAATGCGTCTTCGCTGCTCGCTGCGACTATTACCGATGCGGATTTAACCGTGCAGGTTAAGCCCGGCCTTGGTGTGCTT